CTAACTACGTGCCAGCCGCCGCGCGGTGAGCACCAGGAGCCGGCGGTCTTCGGTCGAGCAGGCGCGGTAAAGCCGGACCAGGGCCAGCTCATCGCCCTGCAAAGACCCGGCCTCCCCGGAGACAAGATAGCCGAGCGAGGTGTTCAGCACCTTGGCAATTCGTTCCATATTGTCACGCACCTGGCCGGCGCGGTCAGTCTCCCACTGGGCGATTGCGGACCGCGAAACGTTTAATTTCGCGGCAAATTCGTCCTGGGTGAGGTTGGCGGCAAGGCGCAGCGCCCGGATGCGGGCGCCGACCGATTCTGGCGGCGGGGGTTTTTTCGACGACATGAAGTTACTCTAACATGACCGGCGGCGCCGCGCCATGTTAGTATTTCTTGACATGAAAGGTTAGAAATACTAACAATCCGGCATCTTCTGAAGGAGGACGGGATGCCGCAAGCGAGGAACTGGCCGGAAAGCGCCGACATGACGATACGAACGATGCGAGCGGAGGGGCAGACCTGGGCGGCGATAGGCCGCAGCCTTGGGTTGTCCCGAAACACCGTGATTGAACGAGGAAGGCGATTATGCGCTCATGCGCCGAAACGGATGCCCACTTGTGCCGCGATAAAGCTGGTGTCCGATGATCCAAACCGCGCCACCCTGCCGGCCGGCCATCCGCTGACCTGGGGGCTGCTGACGGATGCGGAATTTCCCGCCCATGGCAAGGGATAACATCCGGCCAGACGTTAATGAAAATAACGCCACCGCGGCAATTACAGAGGGCAGGTATTATGACATTTTCAGTGCGTTCGGTTCCGAGCGGTCAAACCCTCGGCTCCGGGATTTCAGGAAGCTCAAAAATCGTTGCGCAGGCTGCCAATCCCTTAAGTGCGGAAGAAATTCTGCGCCGGCTTGAAGAGGCGGGGGCGACGCTGCTGGCCATGCCGTCCACCGGTTATTCCACCAGAATGCGGCAGATGCGGTTTGATATCGTGCACACCGCCCTTGAGGCCTATGGCTGGGAAGCGCCGCCGTTGCGCGCACCGGCACCCAGTGCAGCGGCAATCTCCGAAATGGATGAGGCTTTCGGCTGGCTGGCGCTGATTCCGGAACAAAAATTCCTGCTCCGGCGGATTCTTGGCGCACGGGCGCTGGTGCATCCGCTCACCGGCCGGCATTTGTTCCCGTGGCGGCGGCTGGCGGCGGCGGTGGGCGCGGACCATAAATCCGTCCAGCGCTGGCATGCGCAAGGGCTGGACATTGTGGCGCAAGCCATCGCTAAATCCGCTTCGTCAGCGCCAGTAGCGCGGCGGTAAGCGTCTCGCGGGGCGTGTGCAGCTTGCCGAAGCGCATCACATGCCGGCCCGGTTTCGGGTGTTCTTCCGTGGTCTGGATGACCAGCGCATGCGGCAGCAGGCTGGCCGATTGAATAAATTCCACTTCGAAATGCTTGGCAGCGCCGCCAGCGGGGCTGGAATGCAGTGTGATACCGTCCGGGGCTATGGTCGCGCGCGGCCGGACCGCTGCATCGGCCCGGCGGCGGCGTTGCCCGGCCACCGCCGCCACCATGGTAATGACGCCGGCGGCGGCGAGGGCTATAATGGCGATCCCGAGCAAAGGCCCCGGCGCCGCCGCCTTAATAAAAAGAAAAGGTGCCACAAAGCTGAGGCCGGCAATGGCGCAGGCGATGGGCAGCGGCGGATGAGCGCTGGGCGGGCCGGCGGTAAGCTGGATGGCGCCGGGCAGGTCATCTGACATTGCCCTATGCTACCCGGGATTCGTATGTTTCGCAGTGTGGCATTTTTACAATTTTCAGATGCGCTGTGATTTGTTACAAAAAATCAAGTTTTATCAGAAGTTTAACCCTAACCCGGAGGACAAAAACTCTAATGCGCTGGCGCCGTTTCCTTTTGATTGCCGCCATGCTGGCTGCTGCAAGTCCGGCGGCGCGGGCGGCTGATCCTGCGGTTCTGGCGGCGGAATCCTCGGTACGGCTGGGACTGACGGCCGGGTACGGGAATTACGAGGAAAATATTTCCCCGCAGGACACGGAATCCGGCGCATTGCTGGGGATAACGGCGGGGGTGAGCGCGCTGACGCCGCATGGTTTTGCCGGCGTCGGCCTGCCGGATTTATACACGGATGTTGGCTACAGCTTTGCCGCCGGGTTTTTAAACTACCATGGCAATCTGCAAAACGCGGCGGACACACCCTATCAGGCGCATGACAACGCCTATTACAACACCGCGATCGTGCGGCTGGGGCTGGGCGCGCCGCTGCAAGGTGGGGCCGAAGTCATCCCCTACCTCGCGGGCGGCTATCAGAACTGGTATCGCAATGTTGGCGGCGCGTTTGGCTATGGCGAATTTTACCAGGCAGGGCTGATCGGCGGCGGCCTGCGGCTGGACGTGCCCAGCAGCCCGGATCTGGTGGTGAGCGCCGCGGTGGAAGGGTTCGCGGTTATCGGCGGCTCGGTCTCGGCACCATCGCAGAATTTTACCGGAAATTTCGGTACAAGCATGGAAGAGCGCGTGTCGTTGGACGCGGATTACCGGCTGACGCGAACCTGGCACGCCTTCGCCGGGCTTGGCCTGACGCATTACGGATATACCGGGTCAAAACCCGGCTTCGCCGGCGAATATGAACCGCTGAGCACGACGATTCAGGTGAATTCAATGTTCGGGGTTGCCTACGGGTTCTGATAAACCCCGTCATTCCCGCAAACGCCCCGGTCATTCCCGCAAATAACCCCGTCATTCCCGCGAATAACCCCGTCATTCCCGCGAATAACCCCGTCATTCCCGCGAAAGCGGGAATCTCCAAATCCCCGCCCCAAAAATTATTTCTAACAATACGTTTTTTCTTCTTGCCCATATTCCCCAGTCTGGGCTATTGATTTTGGCATACTGGTTATCAACGCGCAGACAGCGAGACATTCACACAATTCATGATGGCGGAACCTGGGTTTCTCGGGTTTGCCGGGCATGTGCTGGCGGACCGGGAGCAAACGCCGGCGCGGCACAAAAGGCGCTGATTGCAAAGCTTGAAGACGTTCTGCAAGGCAGTTGCGACCGGCTGATGGTGCAAATGCCACCCGGTTCGGCAAAGTCCACCTACGCATCCATTTTGTTCCCGGCCTATTATCTGGGCAGCCATGGCGATGGACAAATTATCGCAACCTCGCACACCGCCTCGCTCGCCAATCATTTCGGGCGGCTGGTGCGGCGAACCGTGGTTGAAAATGGCCACGAGCTTGGCGTTGCCTTGACGAAGGATAGCCGGGCCGCCGCCCGGTTTGCAACGGAAGGCGGCGGCAGTTATTTCGCGGCCGGCGTGCGCGGCCCGATCACCGGCCGCCGCGCCGACCTGATCCTGATCGACGATCCGATCAAATCCTGGGCCGAAGCGGATAGTCTGGTGCACCGGGATGCGTTGTATGATTGGTACCGCGCGGAACTAACGGCCCGTTTGAAACCGGACGGCCGGATCGTGCTGATTATGACGCGCTGGCATGAGGATGATCTGGCCGGCCGGCTGATGCGGGGTGAGACTTCGTGGCAGGTACTTCGCCTGCCAGCACTTGCCGAGGCAAATGACCCGCTGGGCAGAGCACTCGGCGAAGCTTTGTGGCCGGAATGGCAGAACGCCGCTTCACTTGAACGGCGCAAGACAGAGGTGGGCGAGCGGGCTTTTGCGGCACTCTACCAGCAAAACCCGCGCCCGCCGGAAGCCATGTTCTTCAACACCCGCCAGTTGCGGATTGTTGCCGAAACACCGGCGCTGGACCGGACAATCAGGGCCTGGGATCTGGCGGCGGCGCTACCGGCACCAGGCCGCGACCCGGACTACACGGTTGGCCTGAAGCTGGGCGTTACCGAGAGAGGAGAGATCATCGTGCTCGACATTGTCCGGCTGCGCGCAACCCCCGGCGAGGTCGAGCACAAGATTTCCGAAACCGCAAAACTTGATGGATTCGGAACAATGATCGCGTTGCCGAAAGATCCCGGCCAGGCCGGCACCGCGCAGGTGGCGTATCTCACCCGCAGTCTGCTCGGCTACAAGATCGACGCCACGCCGGAGACAGGTTCGAAAGAGCAACGCGCCATGCCGGCAGCGGCACAGGTTGATGCCGGCAATGTATTGCTGCTGGCGGCGCCTTGGAATTTGAGCTTTTTGCGCGAGCTGAGCGCGTTTCCGGATTCGGAAAAAGATGACCAGGTCGATGCATTCTCCCGCGCGATAAACACGCTGGCCACGACCACTGATAGCGCGCCGCGGCGGATGCATCTGCCGCATGTCGGGCGCTAACACGGAGCCGATGTTATATGTTCGAAACGATTTGCGACACGGTGCCGGCGGATAGCAGCATGCCGCCGCGCGTGCGTCGCCTGGATTTGCTGCGCCGCGTGCTGGACGGCACGATTTATGACGGCTTGACCTACCAGTTTCACGAAGAACGCAACGGCGCCGGGGAATACGTCCCGCTCCGGATGCGCCGGCCCTCGGTACGCTACGGCCTGTGCCGGATCGTGGTTGAGGATTCGGTCGCCCTGTTGTTCAGCGATGCGCACTTTCCCGCCGTTGAGTGCGCCGATGCGGAACTGGCCGGAATCTTAAGCAGCCTGATCGATGAAAGCCGGCTGAACGAGGTGATGATCGACGCGGCCATCCGGGGCTCGGTGGGCTCCGTGGCGGTTTTGATGCGGGTGTTAAAAGGCCGCGTGTTTTTCTCGGTACTGGAAAGCCTTTATCTAACGCCGCAATGGGACGTTACGGCACCGGACACGCTGAGCAGCGTGACCGAAAAATACAAGGTCAGCGGCGGAGATCTGGCGGTACAAGGGTATGCGGATGTTGATCCGGGAACGATTTATTGGTTTCAGCGCATTTGGGATAACGGATCGGAAACCTGGTATCTGCCATGGGCGGTGAATGATCCGCTGGCGGTGCCGGTTGTGGACCGCGCGCGCAGCGTAACGCACGGCTTGGGCTTCGTGCCCATTGTCTGGATCAAGAATCTGCCGGGCGGGGACGGGGTTGACGGCGCCTGCACTTTTCGCGCCGCGATCGAGACGAATATCGAAATTGACTATCAGTTGAGCCAGGCCGGGCGGGGGCTGAAATACAGTTCCGACCCGACGTTGCTCATCAAGGAACCGGCAATCGGCGATTCCGAGATCGTAAAAGGTGCTGGAAACGCTTTAGTCGTTTCCGAAAAGGGCGACGCAAAACTGCTGGAAATTGGCGGCACGGCGTGCGAAGCGGTGATTTCCTACGTGCGCACGTTGCGGGAATTTGCGCTGGAAGCCGTGCATGGCAACCGCGCGAATGCCGACCGGCTAACGGCCGCGCAATCCGGCCGGGCGCTAGAGCTGATGAATCAGGGTCTGATCTGGCTTGCCGATAATCTTCGCATCTCCTACGGCAATGCCGGGGTGCTCGCACTTTTAATAATGGTCGTGCGCGCTTCGAATGTTTATCCATTGCTTGTGGCAGGCAACATCCTCGCACCCATGGATCCCTCCACACGGCTGACTCTTCGCTGGCCGCGCTGGTATCCGCTTTCCGCGGATGACCGCTTGAAAGAAGCACAGGCGGTTGCCACGCTCACGAATGCCGGGCAGCTGGCGCGCGAAACCGGTGTGAAAATGACCGCCGCGGCCACCGGCGTTGAAGATGTCGCGGCCGAGCTTGATGCAATTGACCAGGACACACCATGACAGATGAGACCGACAAGCCGGCAGAGGACTGGCAGGCACGCGCCGAAACTGCCGAAGCGGCGCTCGCCGATGCGCAGGCACAGGCAAATGCACGCCTGATCCGCGCCGAGTTGAAAGCCGAGGCGGTTCGCGCCGGGATGATCGATCTGGATGGGCTTAAGCTGATTGATCTTGCCGAAGTGGGCCTGAATCAGAATGGCGAAGTCGCCGATGCGGCTTCGATACTGGCCAAATTGAAACGGACAAAACCGTGGCTGTTTGGCAATGCGGCCTCGTCTTCCGCCGCCGCAAATCCGCCGCGGCCGGAACCGCCGCGGATGCGTCATGCGCGTGAGCTGAGCCACGCAGAGTGGCTCGAAGCGCGCGCCGCTTTGTTACGGCGAAAGTGAGTAGTTTTGTGTCATCTTTAACAGTTGAAGGGTTTGGTTGATGGGCATTCAGAATTTTCCGGCGGCGTTGCAGCCGATCATTCAGCAGGGGTTTCTGGAACGCGAGTTCGAGATGTCCCTGAAATCGCGGCTCGGCTATCGGCTGATCGCCGACCGTGAAGAGTTTTCAACCGGCATCGGCGAGACGCTGACAAAAACCCGCGCTGGCTTGAAGCCGACCGTGACGGTCCCGCTGGCGGCGGCCAGCAATACGAATCTGGACAATGGCCTGACCTCCACCAACTGGGGTGTCGAGCAGTACACGATCACGCTGAATTTCTACGCGGCGACGCAGGATTTGAACATGGTGACCAGCCGTGTCGGCATCGCCTCGCAGTTTCTCCAAAACGCGGCCACGAATGGCGAACAAGCGGCCCGCAGCCTGGATGAGTTGGCGCGCAACGCCCTGTTCGCCCCGTATTTCGGCGGCAACACGCGCGTGATGACGGCTCTCAATTCAGCGGGGCCTAGTGTCGAGGTTGATGACATTCGCGGCTTCCAGACGGTTTTCGTCAACGGCGTGCAGCAAAGCGTTTCGGGCACCAATCCGCTGACGGTGACGGTCGGCTCCAACACCTATACCGTCGTCGGCGTCACGCCCGATGCGACAAATTTTTCCACCGCACCCGGCGGCATTTCCGGCACGTTGCAATTCTCCGGCAACGTCTCCACAAGTGATGCCGTCGTCGGCAGCCTGGTCCAGGCGGCAACGGCAAGTTCCATTATCCGGCCCGCGTCGCGCAACACCACAGCCGCGTTGCAGGCGACCGATCAGCTGAGCATGGGCAACCTGCTGGATGCCGTGTCGCTACTGCGCCGCAATGCCGTGCCGCTAGTGGACGGCGTTTACAACTGCTATCTCGACCCCGTTTCGGCCCGGCAATTGTTTTCCGATCCGGATTTCAAACAGTTGTTTCAGGGCGCGACGTCATCGAATCCCGTCTTCCGCCAGGGCATGGTAAGCGACTTCCTGGGCCTGCGTTTCATTACGACAACGGAAGCCTACGTCCAGGCGCACCCCACCACGCCGGGGCTGTACGTGCGCCGGCCGATCGTCTGCGGCCAGGGCGCGTTGATCGAGGGTGATTTCGCCGGCATGGCGGGGGATGACGTGGCGCCGAAAGACAGTCTGGTGAACATTATCGATAACGTTGCGATGGTGACGCGCGAGCCGATTGACCGGCTGCAGCAGATCATCGCGCAAAGCTGGTACTGGATCGGCGGTTTTTGCGCCCCCTCCGACACCACCACCACCTCAACCACCGTGCCCACCGCAACCAACGCGAATTACAAACGCGCGGTCATGCTTGAGCATATCGGTTAAGGGAACAGAATCATGGCGACAGGTTCAACGCAACCATTCCGGCCAGCCGGAACGGTGACCTTGGCGGCTTCCACAACCTCCGCCAACAAGGCGTTGACGGGCGGCGGAAGTGCTGTGCTGGTATATAACGCGGCGTCAGCCACGGCGTTTTTCCGCCTCGGCGCCGCGTCCTCGCTGGCGGCTTCGGCGTCGGATACGCCGGTGCCGGCGGGGCAAAGAATGCTGGTGGATGGCGGGCCGTTTGTAACCTATGCGGCCGCCGTTCTCGCCTCCGGCACCGGCAATGTCTATTTCACGCTCGGCGATGGGGACACCTACTAAAATGTTCACCGATGCGCAGAAGGCAGATATCCGGCGCTTCTGCGGCTATCCGGCCTATGGCGCAGGCGCCGCGGGTTTTTCTTCCTGGCGGTTTTTTCAGGCTTACGGCACGCTGGAATACCGGCTCAACAATCTCGCACCGGCGGAAATTGCGGTGACACTGCAATATCTGTCCACCTTGGCAACGTTAGAGGCCGCGATTCCGCCAACCTCCGCCAATCTGGATACTGAGAGTGCGGCGGCCTGGACCCATAATGAGAACGAAACGAGAGACCGGACGGTGCTGTTTGATAGCTGGCGCCGCCGGCTGTGCGGGTTTCTCGGCATTCCGCCCGGCCCGGCGCTGGCCAATGCCGGCGTCACGCTGGTGGTGTGATGGACGGCGTGAAATTGGCGGACCGGCTGGCCTATGGCGCGGGGTGCGCCGCGCGCCGCGTCGGGTTTCTGCATGACGCCTACCGGCCAGACGGGCCGGAGGCGCCGGTGGACCTGTCCAAGCGCTTCCTGCGCCTGGCCGTTGCGTTTGTCCTGCCCGGCGGCAGCGTCGGCGCCCCCAGCAGCTTTGGCGTGCCGTTCCGCCAGGCCTGGGCGGATTGGAGCTATCTGCAGGTTGGCGACTACCTGTCAGGCCCGGAAGGCACCGTGTTCGTCGCGGCCATCGAGCCGCCAAAACCAATGCTGGTGGTGATGACGAATACGGTGGCCAGCCTGTGGCGGCCGGCCGCACCCGTCCTGGCGGGGGTAAACCCATATGGCGCGGTGCTGCCGAGCACCGAGACGGCGTTGCTCGCGGGCTTTCCCGCCAGCCTGCTGGTGGGCGGCATTGGCGACCGCACACGCACCGGCCTGCCCGATGATACCCGCGTGCCGGGCTTCGTCGCGCTGCTGCCGGCGTTGCCCTGCGTGCAGCCGCGGGTGGCCGATATTTTCTCGAACGATCGGGCCGAGCGGTTTCTGGTAACGGCGGTGGAGCTGATGAACGGCGTCTGGCGGCTCTCTCTGGTGCAGGCGGTAAGCTGATGGCCGACCAGGCGGATGTTGAAACGGCGCTGACGGCGATTGTTTCGAACGCGCTGTACCCGTCCGGCACGGCGGGGCCAAGCGTTACCGGCAATGTGTGCCGCGTCTATCGGGGGTTTCCGGCAGCCCCGGCGCTGGCCGCGGACCTGGCCGCCGGGGTTCTTCATGCCACGGTTCTTGCCGGAAGTGCGGTGAAAAATGTCACGCGCTATCCGCGCATCTGGAAGACTGTGGCGCCGGTGGCGGCGAGTTTGACGGTTGAACTGGGGCCGCAAACCGCAAGCTTCGCCGGCAGTTGCGCGGTGGGGCAGTTGGCGGGTGTCGCGGTAAACGGCGCGCTTTTCCCCTATGCCGTGCAGGCAAATGACACGCCGGCGACAGTTGCCAGCAACCTGGCCGCGCTACTGCGGGCTTCTGGCTGGCTGGTGGATTACGCAGGTGCTACAATTACCATTCCGGGTGCAGAGTTGTTCACTGCCCGTGTTGTGACTGGCGCCGGGGCGCTGCAGGAAATCAAGCGCCAGGCGCAGGAATTCCGGATTACCCTGTGGTGCCCAAGCCCGGCAAGCCGGGACGTGGCGGCCCCGGCGGTCGATGCGGCGCTGGCGGACCAGAAATTTATTGCGTTGGCAGACGGCTCTTACGCCCGGCTGATATTTTTGGGCAGCGATGTTCTGGATGAGTCGGAAGACGCCACGCTTTACAAGCGCGATCTACGGTACAGCGCTGAGTATCCAACGACACTCTCGCAGATAACGCCGGCAATGCTGTTCGGCACCGGCAGTTTTGATGCCAACGCGGCGTTTGTCGAAACCTTGAACGGTTAAAGGACTTTACATGAAAATTCATCTGGTGGTGCTGAAACCCTTCCAGGGTTTCAGCCGCGGCGACGTGATTACGGATGCCGCGACGATCAACAAAATTCTCGCCGGCCCGCAGGCCGGGTTTGTGGTGCGCGTAAGCGCCAAGGAGGCTTGAGACATGCCGATTTTTGCTGAAGGTGCTCTGAATACCACGGCGCTGATTGTGCCGGATCTCTACGTGCAAATTGTTCCGCCGCAGACATTGCTGCTGAACGGCGTGCCGACGGATGTGCTGGGCGTTGTCGGCACCGCCAGCTGGGGGCCCGTGGGTGAGCCTTCGATCATCGGCAATATGAGCGATTATGCCTCCACCTTCGGGCCGGTGATGGCGCGCAAGTACGATATGGGGACGGCCGTCGCCGCGGCGGTGCAGCAGGGTGCGGCGAATTTCCGATGCGTTCGGGTAACCGATGGCACGGATACCGCGGCCTCGCTTTCAATTCTCGGCGCCATCAGCTTCACCGCGCTGTACACGGGCAGCCTGGGCAACCAGTTGTCGGTCACTTTTGGTCCCGGCTCGGCCGCAAATTCCTGGCGGTTGACGGTGTCGCTCCCGGGGCTGACGCCGGAAATTTTCGACAACATCACCGGCGCCGGTGCTGTGTTCTGGAGCAAGCTGGCAAACGCGGTGAACAGCGGCAATGGCGCGCTACGCGGCCCTTCGCAGCTCATTGCGGCCACCACGCTTGCGTCGGGCGCCACGCCGCTGTCGGGAACCTATCCGTTTTCCGCCGGCACGCCAGGGACCGACGGCGCAACGGCGATAACCGCCGCGACTCTGGTAGGCAGTGATACGCTGCCGCGGGCGGGCATGTACGCGCTGCGCGGGCAGGGCTGCTCGGTGGCAATGCTGGCGGATGCGGACGACGCGACGCAATGGAGCGTGCAGGCGGCGTTTGGGTTGTCCGAAGCCATTTACATGATCCTCACCGGCCCGGCCGGCGATACGATTACCAACGCTGTCGCAACGAAAGCCTCGGCCGGAATAGATAGCTACGCCGTAAAACTGATGTTCGGCGACTGGATTTACTGGTACGACCAGGCAAACGCGGTCACACGGCTGATTTCGCCGCAAGGCTTTGTCGCGGGGCGCTTGGCAAACCTGTCGCCGGAACAATCATCCTTGAACAAGCAGCTTTATGGCGTGATCGGCTCGCAAAAATCCGGCCAGCCGGGCGGCGCCACGGCGACAACTTATGCCACCGCCGATCTTTCCGCACTGCTTTCCGCGGGGATCGACGTGATTGCGAATCCGCAGCCCGGCGGTTCGTATTGGGGCGTGCGGGGCGGGCATAATTCATCCTCCAACGCCGCGATCCAGGGCGATAACTACACCAGACTCACAAATTACATCGCCAGCACGCTTTCCGCCGGCATGGGCGCCTATGTGGGGCAGCTGGTGAATGCGACGCTGTTTCAGAATATCCGCGCCACACTGCTGGCGTTCCTGAACGGGCTGCTCAGCCAAGGGTTGCTGGGCAGCACCACCAGCTCTCTGCCGTTCGCGGTGGTGTGCGATACCTCGAACAACCCCGCCAGCCGGACCGGGCTTGGCTATGTGCAGGCGGATGTGCAGGTGCAGTACCAGGCGATTAACGAGAAGTTCATTGTGAACGTGCAAGGCGGGCAGACCGTGCAGGTAAGCCAGCAGCTGGTGCCGAGCGCATAACGGAGGGTTAGAAAAATGCCATACAATACGTTTTCCGTCGGCAGTGACTGCCAGCTTGTCGTCATGGGCCCGTTCGGCCGGGTGGATCTGGCCCATGTGACGGGGTTTGAAGCCGCGCAGGTGACACAGGCGATCCGCGTGGACCGGCTGGACGGCGTGCAGCTGGGCGCGGAACTGCCAAAGGGTTGGTCCGGCGTGTTCACGCTGGACCGCGGGTCATCCGCCGCGGATGATTTCATCGCGGCGATCGAGGCGGCGTATCTCGCCGGCACGTCGATCGGCGCGGGAACTTTGTATCAATATGTGAACGAACCGGATGGCTCAACTTCGACTTATCAGTTCAGCGGAGCCGTCTTCAAACTCGCCTCCGCCGGCGCCTACCGGGGCGACGCGCCGGTTGCACAGAAATTGCAGTTTTATGCCTCCAGCCGGGTGCGGGTGTAATGGAGCGGGTGATCACGGATAAGGCTGGTCGGAGTATTTCTCTCCGCCGGGTGGGGGTGGTGGAAACGCTGCGGCTATTTAAGGCGCTGGGGCCTGAGTTATCACTGAACGATGCCTACATGGCGGTTGCCAACGTCGCGGCTTCTGTTGCCGCGTTGGATGGGGTTCCAATGCCGTTTCCCAATGGCGAGGCCGCCGTTGAAAACATTCTAGAGCGGCTGGGTGATAATGGCGCGACACTGGTTTCCGCCGCCATAAAGCCGGCAGCCCCGGCGATTGTGGTGGCCGAAGCGGGAAACTGAGCCGGCACCCGGCACTGACGGATTGTTTATATCTGGTTAAGTGCGGGGTGCCTTATGACGTGGCGTTTGGGCTGGCTGAAGCCGAACGAATGGCGTATGTTGTGGTGCTTGGTACCTTGAATGGCTCGAAATTTGACTGGCGCCGGCTGCGCTGGGACGAAGCTAATTTAGCTCCGATAGAAAGACCGTTAAGGACATAACGGTCACGCGATACGGGTCGAGCCTGTAGCGCACTCGAATGAAGGACGCTTGATAAAAAGGAAACGTAACAGTTTATTAAAAAGACGAGGACTTTGATAATGAGTCCAGCTGCCATCATGAAAACGTCTACAGCTTGATCACAGTCGCGAAAGCCGTTACGATCCTCTGATGTTAGTAACGGTGGAGCATGGATAATCTTGCGAAGTTACTCCTGGTGGGCCTGTCAATCCTGCCCCTTGCCTGTGCGGCTAGGGCGCCGCCGGATGGCGAGATTGATTTCAACGCCGTCGAGAGCCAGGCTTTTTTTCTCTCCGACGATCAGATGCAGCGGCAGGCCCAAGATTATCTTGATGCGCATTTTCCCAAGGGGTACCCGGTGGCATCCGCGATGGCGGCGCTTACGAAAGCCGGCGCAAAATGCTACTATCAAACTGACCCGAGCGACCCGACGGCCTATTTTTGCGACTATGGCCGCCCCGGGCATGGTCTTGCATATTTTTATGAACAGATTGACTGGGGAATCGCGATCTATTTTAGCTCCGATAAAAAGACGGTTAAATACATAACGGTCACGCGGTACGGGTCGAGCTTATAGCGCACTCGAATGAAGGACGCTTGGTAAATGGGAAACATAACAGTTTACTTCAAAGACGAACCGTATTTGGGCGATCCCGACTACCATCATGAATATATCGTCTGGACCGCCGACGACAACAAGACCAAATGGTTCATTCGCGGCGGCCCGGCGTCACGCACAGACTTTGGGCCAGGCTGTGGCGGTGGTAGCGGCGCTTCCGGAAGCGCCAGTCCAAAAGCCGGCGCCAATTTGCCCTTCGGATCTATATTGGTGACGCACGACCGCTACGACCTTCAGGCAAAAGAT